GATCCGCCGGCCATTCTCGTAGACCAGCATCCACATACAGAACCAATTCCGCGCTCCGGCAGGGTCGCATACCATGTACAACGTCCCCCCAGGAGGCACGGCCTCGGGCTCGATGCAGTGGATGTCGACTCTGAACCTAGCGAAGGCCTTCCCAATGTTGTCACTGGCCCACCCATAGGCCCGGGTCAATATCTGCCCCATAGGTGCCGTGATTAACTTCGACTTCATCTCGTCGAACGGGTTGTAGGGGTTGTCCTCGCTAAAGAAAAACACCGTCCGCCTATTGGTCTGGGCCTGCACCATTGTCCTGGCCGCTTTACCCACAGGCCATGTAGGCAGCGCCTGCTTGCCCCGCAACAGCTCGGCCTCGTCGAACCGAGTGATAGCAGAGCCGGCAACGTATTCCTTGTAGACACTGGCAACGCCCTCCAGTGGCGTCTGGGTCACCAGTAGCTTGCCGCGGCGTGTAATGAGCCGGTAGCGCAGTGTCTCAACCCAGCTCTGTGGCACCAGCTCGTCGCACCAGATCATGTCCGCTTCCCGCCCCTCAATAGTGTTCTCCGATTGCGTGTAGTTCAAAAAGTCGCACCGGCTGCCATTAGGGAGAATGAAGCTGCCATCGGTGAAACCATTCTTCCGGCTGTAGTTCAAATAGTGGATCCTGCCCTTCTTGGTGCCTCGTAGTGCTACAGGCAGGTAGTTATATATAGCGGGTTGCTGCACTGTTACACTAGTGGCATGGCTCGTATGACAACACAGTACCGCGGCGTTCTCCTTTTCAAGGAGCGTCTGCACCACTCGCCGGGCTGCCCATAGCGTCTTACCTGCCCGGTTGCCGCCGGATACCAAGAGCTCCTGGGTGAGTGCGTACTCGGTGTTGCCAATTTCCCAGTGGTCGGGGATGTAGCCGTAGGTGTATGGGTCGGCTTTCTCCAGTGTGACAAGCTGGGTGCGCTTGAGGCGCAACTCGACAGCACGAGGGTGCGCGGCGTCTACCCGGGGTATGACAGGGTGCAAAGGCTGCTCGTTCCACCAGGCTGTGTTGCAGGCCTCGGTGCAGAAGCGTTTCTGCTTAGGGCCGGTGTGCTGCTGGATGATCTTGAATGGCTTGGAGCAGAGGAGGCAGAGGGGGGTGGACATTTGTTAATATTTTTCGCTTTGGTTTACCCGTCGCCTTTTGGCGCTGCAGCCGATTGCCTGACCCCCTCCCCCCATCCTGCCTGGGCCTGCTTGTCGCTGGCCTTGGCGGAGGGGTAGGACATTGGCCTTTTGAACGGTGGCAAAAGTGCGTTTGACCCAATGTTTACGGGCTATTGCTGCGTGATTTTGTGTCGAAGTGAATATAACTGCTATTGTGCATCTGACTGCCATAAACAGGCCTAAATGCGTGGTTTCTGCGTGGTCACTGTTGGTAGGGGTAGGACATTTCGGGCCATTACCTAAACCAAGTCATGGGTCTGCTCGTCGTTCACTGGGGTCACATCACGGTCCTTCAAGTCCTTCATCAGGTCACGGTGGCTTACTGATGCTGTCATATTAAGATGTATGCTGGTGGGCTGGCCCTTGATGACCGAAAGTTTGTCGGTCAGCACAGCCACTGCGATGGGTAAGTTCCGATCATCGATCAAGTTAATAGAGGATTCAGCCAATCGCTTGGTTCCCTTCCAGATTGCAACCTCCAGGAATCCGGTCACGTCCTTACGCCAGTCGTCTTCATTATCTGGGTAATCTGTTGGAACCTTGACTCCTCGTATTAACTTAAAAGCAGTAGCAGTGCTCAACCCTGTATCAGCAGCAATGCTCTCTAATGATTTGTTTTGAAGTATCCCTTCAACTACAATGTCAGCCTTCTCTTGTGTTAGTTTGCTATTGAAGTGCTGGTTTGGGTTATGCGTTTTGATATAACCAACCTCTTCAGCAGCCTTAAGCACTTTCTCTTTAACACCAGCAGGCACCTTTCCTTTGCCAGACATAACAAATTGCGCGTGGTGTGGATATACACCAGCAGCTTGTGCTACGTCATGCAAGCTAGGCTTCTTGTCCTTCTTACCCGGCATAAGGCTTGAAGCTGAAGGGATACTCACCCCAGTGGTTCAGTTGTTTCTTGGGCATCATGGAGAAGTGGGGAACCTCACATAAACTCATCCTCATGGCTGCCGCAAAGTCCTCGCTGAGGTATTCTAGCTGCCCGGGTAGGGTCTCCACAGCCATCGGCAGCCACAGTGTCGGGAACTCCCCAACCTTCACGTCCTTGCACCACTCGATTCTATAGGGGGGCAGTACTTTGACACTCCCGAGCGTTTCTAACGTCTCTATGAGCCGTTTCCGGGGGATTGCGAGGCATCCGCTTGCGAACATCTGGATCGGTACTAGCTCCGGGGCTGCTTCGGCGTTGGCCAACTGGAATTTTAGGGCCTGCAGATGATCGGCCTTGGGTCTGAGGGCAGGCCTGGGCGGAATCGTTCTGCAGGGGTACGGGATGCACACGGTCGCCTGATGCTGATGGGCCAGCTCTGCCATGCGAGTAATGTCCGCGGGATCGAACTCGATATCGTGGTCGATCTGGATCCAAACATCTTTGCCACTGTCTAGGAACCACTTGGTAGCACGGCAACGTGATCGCGATATCAGTGCATCCTCGCGGATGGTTCGTAGATCTGTCTGACGATCACCGACACTGAATGTGGCTGTTAGGCCTACCCAGGACATAAGACAGGCTGCACTGATACCACCGTAGGCATACAGGCTGACGTGTATCGATGGCCTTGTGCCTGTTGTTGTAGGCTCATTCACCACGGTTGTGGGTTGTGGAGCGTAAATGAACGGGTCGTTCATGTTGGTTGCTGCTGTTGGATTGTTCATGGCTGTTTCAAATCGTGTTTGATTCTATCGGATGCGAGTATTGCTTCGTGACCTTTGGCTAATATGTATGTGATTGATCCTCTTGATACACCAATTGCTTTGGCGGTGTCGTCCAATGTTAAGCCTAGCTGCCTGAGTTCGTATGCACGCTGACAGAACTCCGGGGTGTACTGCTCCGGGTCGACGTGTATCTCCTCCTCGATGCCCGGGTCAAGCGAGCCGTCGTCGTGGTACTTCTGGGATAGCGGGTAGGACATGAGGCCTTTGTCGATGGCCCACTTGATCAGCCTGGGCGCTTCGTTCAGGAGCTTGGTTCGGTTGAGATCGTATTTGATGTTCATCAGAAGTTGGGTGAGGGATCGCTGAAGCGGCAGTACTGGCCTTCGTACCACAGAGGGACGATGCCGCATTCACCGTCGCGCTGCTTTGCAATGGCGATGATGGCCTCGCCGTTAGCCTCGTGACGCTCCCGGTTGAGCAGGAGCACCAGATCGGCATCACGCTCGATTTGCCCGGAGTCGGCCAAGTCAGTGAGGCGAGGCACTCGGCCTTTGTCCTTCTCGTTCTCCCGGTTGAGTTGAGCCAGGGCAACTACGGCTGTCTTGGTATCGGAGGCCACTGCCTTCAGCTTGCCCGATACTTCCGCAATCTCATAGGTCTTCTTCTCGGCTGACTTACTGCCATGAATCTTCTGAAGGTAATCTATGAGAACCAGTTTTACTCCCCACTTACGTTTTGCACGGCGTATTACCGCGGTGATTGTGGCAATACTGGATATGCCTGAGCCAGACACATAGTAAATAGGACTACCGGCCACTTTAGCTGTAGCTGAACCCATGGCCTTCATTCCTCCTTCATCCATCTCACCGGTCTTAATGTCCTGCATCGGTATGGATCCAACGGTCGAGACCATACGGCGCACGATAGACTCATCGGACATTTCCAACGAGATAAACAGGGTTGGCACCCGCTGGTCAATTGCTGCTGCCTTGGCAATGGCTATGGCAATGGCTGTCTTACCTATCGATGGCCTGGCTCCGATGATGGCTAACTCACCGAGCTGGAAACCATCGGTCAACTTGTCGAGACGATGGAAGCCCGAGGTAATGCCGCTCAACTGGCCTTTGCGGTTGAACCTTTCCTGGGTGCTGTCGATGAACCGACTTACAACGGACTTGGAGGATTGTACTTCCTCTTTGGAGGCCTCGACGGTGAGGCCTGCCTCGGCATTAGAGACGATTTGATCCACCGATAGGGTGGTGACAGCGGATTCACGTATCAGCCTGTCTCCGGCGAATCGCAGGTGTCTCCGGTGATGAGCCTCTAGGACAGCTTTAGCGAACTCGGTATAGTTGGACGGGCTTTGGCATAGCTCGTCGGCCTTGTTCAATTCCTCAAAAGGGGGGGTGATCTGAGGAATAGAGCGCTTCCACTCTTTGACCACGGTGGCTGTGTTGACTGCCTCGTGCCTGCCTATCAGGGCCTTGATGATCTCGTAGACCTGGCGCAGCTTGTCCTGCTGGATTGCATCCGGTGGTATACGGGCGAATACCTCGTAGCAGACATCGGGACCGCCGGTAAGGCAGGCACCGATCAGGCCGTACTCGTCGTCCTGGGCGTAGAATGGGTCGCTCATTGCCAGTCCGAGATGTTGAGGCTGTACGCGCCGGTGCCATTGTTCCCAGAGGGGGAGGTGCTTCGAGACTTGTCGATCTCACCGTTCCAGTTGTTCAACAAGGTCATCAGCTCCCGTCTCAAGTACTTGTTATCCGACTGGTAACGTACCTCCAAGGCAAACAAGTCTTCCTCTGGAGTCTTAAAATCGAAGACTTCTTTCAAGGCCTTCATCTCTTTTGTGCTCCACTGGGTTGTTGGTCGACGGCGGATCATTGCACCGACTCGTAGGCGGAAGGCTTCAAGGTCAGGGTTCAAGGCCTTCTCTTTCTTTGTATCTTCTTTAGGAGATGGAGATGGAGA